ATCGTTGCCTCAAGTGTGCGAGCCGTTTTGGAACGCATACGGCGAATTGTCCGGCAGTAGAGGCTATTCAGAATGTATCCCTGTTTCGGAAGTTAAAGCCTATTGCGAGTTTTACGGTATCGCTGATGATTGGTGCAGGGCTTTTCTTATGGCTTTCGCGGCGGAATTAAACTGCGAATTGCTTGACTATAAAGAACGTCAGCGGGAAATCGAACAAAGTAGAAGCAAGATAGGGCGTAAAACTAAGTAAGGCGGTGGCTTTTATGGCTGAAGTATATCTTGGAGTCGGCATTGATGCCAGCGGTGCGCAACAGGGCGCGGCGCAATATGATAACGCGGCGAAAAAGGTTACTGAAGGCGCGAAAAAAGCCACAAAAGAAAATGAAGCCCTAACAAAGCAAATTAAAGAAGCTCAAAAGGTTATTCAGCTTCAGCAAAAACAACTTGATTCAGTCGGCGGTGCGCTTGACCAGTATAAAATGGCTCTTGGTCAAGCGCGTCTTGCTGTTTCTCAGAAGCAGAAACAGATTGATTCAATCAAACAAGCTTTAATGCAGTATGAAAACGCCCTAAGAACAGCAGAGAAGGCCGTTCGCGATCAGGGCAAAGAAATAGAATCTTTAAAACAAAAACTTGAAGACAGCAACAACAAAATAAAAGAATCGCAAAAAACATGGGAAGGCTACAAATCGCAGATTAACAATACTCTGCTGGTTGTTAAAGCCTTTGCTGCCGCAACTGCCGCGCTTGCCGTGCGTGAGATATCTAATTTTACTCAAGAGCTTTCTAATGCCCGCGCTATGACCGGCGCTTCGGGCGAGGACATGGATAGGCTTTCCAAGGTTATTCGTGAGCTTGGCGCGTCTACCGTATTTTCTGCCGCAGAAGTTGCAAAAGCCGCAGCAGAGCTTGGCAAGGCTGGTTTTAATACTCAAGAAATTATGACCGCTCTGCCTGCAACTCTAGACCTTGCGTCAGCGGCAACTATCGGCATTGCAGAAGCTTCAAAGATTACCGCAAACGTTATGAACGGTTTCGGGTTATCTACGGCAGACGTTGGCAGAGCCGCTGATATTCTTGGCGCAATCGCTATTAACTCAGCTACCGACGTTTCAGGGCTTGGCGAGGCGATGAAATATGCAGGCCCGCCCTCAAAAATGCTTGGCATTTCGCTTGAAACTACAGCAGCGGCAATGGCTACAATGGCTCAAAATGGCCTTGAGGGTGGTCAGGCAGGTAGAAACTTTGCAAGTATGCTTTTTGCGCTCTTAAAACCTTCTGGCGAGGCTAAAAAAGCAATAAAAGAACTTGGATTAAGTATTGATGATATTAACCCTTCAATGAATAAGATTGAAGATATTATCAAGCGTTTTACCGCTGCCAATATCGACGCAACACAAGCGGCTATTATTTTCGGCGCAGAAGGATTTAGGGCGTTCAGCGCCCTTTCAACAAGCCCCGAAATCTTTGAGAAAATGGTTCAGGTTATTGGCAAGGCTGACGGCTCTTTGCGCACAATATCGCAGATAAAACTTGATAATATTGCGGGCGACTTTGAAAGGCTTACTGGCGGCTTATCTGAAACTGCTAACGCTCTTGGCGCTGCCGGGCTTGAGGGCACGGTCAGAGGCTTTATACAAACTGCAACGAAATGGGTTGATTCTTTAAATCAGACTTTTGAAGCAATTAGCAAAAACAAAGAAGCCGCCGCGCTTTTATCCGATGTTATGGGCGGTCTTGCTCTTACTGTTGGCGGTGTAATAGTATTGAAGCTTGCAGAATGGCTCTATGGTGCCGCCGCTGCGTTTGCAGCCGCCGGAACCGCCGCATCTGCTTTTGTGAGCGCATTAGTGTTACTTTCTGGTGGCGCAGCTATTGGTGCCCTTGCTTATCTTGCAAAGCTGAGAATGGAAACAATAGACCTTGAGGCCGAAACGCGCAAGCAAGAATGCGCTTTGTTAGACATGGGCGGCGCTTACGGCAAAGCGGCTAGAATGGGCGAGCTTGCACTGCTTCAGCTTCAGCGGGCACAGCTTAGAACTCGCACCGAAATAACCAAAGATATTATTGCCTTGCAAAATCAATCTGCTGGCACAAAAAACGCAGGTGACCCGTTTGCTGAAATCGGCGGTTTCGGTAATGAACGCGACAGGCTTGCAACCGCTCAAATACAAAAACTTCAAGAAGAATTAAGCGCCGTTAGCGATGTTGAAAAGAAAATCCTTGATTTAAAAAACAACCAATATTACTTCGATACGATGAGTAATGCAGAAGCCAGAGAAAAGGTTAAAAATGCCAAAGATTATGCAGATCAAATAGTTAAAGCAATGTTTTATCCGGTTGGAACGCCAACAACCGCGCAAATAGTTGCACCAACCACGGGCGGCAATGTAACGCCCGGCGCGGCAACTCTTGATTATGGCAAGAAAACAGAAGCATCAAAAGCGTTCTTCGGCACAACCGGCAGTGCTTCTAGCGTAGCATCTGAATTTGAAGACACAAGCCGTGCATTTTGGGGCGTGAAAGAGGCCGTATCAAGCACTAATGAAGATATGGCAAAATATTACGAGCATAATCAGAAAATTCTTGATACCGTTTCTGCGTCTTACGAAAAAGAAGTGCTTAGAAACGGCCTTATGCGTGAGTTTGGCGGCAACGTCGAGCGGGTGAATCTTGAAATGGCAATTCAGGCTGAACAAAACAAGCTCGATGTTTACGACTATGACCGAAAAGCGCAAGCAATACGCGATCAAATGACAGCAACGTCTGATTTAAAAATAGCTACTGACGCCGCAACAGAAGCCAAGAAGAAACAAGAGCAGGCAGAAAAACAATGGGCCAACTCAATGACATACGCCTTCAAAGACGCAATCATGAACAGCAAAAACCTAGGCGATGCCCTGAGTAACCTTGCTAATCGCGTTCAAGATATGCTTGTAAACAAGGCTCTTGATAGCTTGCTTGGCGGCTTTTTCGGTGGCTTCTCAAAAGGTGCAGCGTTTCAAGCAGGCGGCGTTACAGCCTTTGCAAGCGGTGGCGTGGTATCTCAGCCTTCTTTCTTCCCGATGTCAGGCAATAGAACCGGCTTAATGGGCGAAGCGGGGCCAGAAGCAATCATGCCCTTAACACGCACAAGCTCAGGCGATTTGGGCGTTAGAGCAATCGGCGGTGGTGGCACAACCGTTATCGCTCCCGTGGTTAATATCAGCATCAGCGGCGGCTCTGAAGAACAAAACAACGACGCGGCAACCAAAGTCAGCGCGGCTGTCAGAGATGCAATCGACGACGTAGTTATGAATGTTCTTTTGCGCGAAAAGCGCCCCGGAGGTAGTTTAACATGAGTTTGCAAACCTTTACGCCTGCCATTCGGCCCGATGTAGGCTCTGGCGGCTCGCATCAGTTCAGAACCTTAACCGCTAATTTTGGCGATGGTTACGACCAAGAGGCCGCCGACGGCATTAACCCGCTGAAATCAGATTATACGCTGAATTGGAGTAATTTAACCGTTGCTGAAGCCGATGCAATCATAGCATTTTTCGATGCACGCGGCGGCTATGAGGCTTTCAACTACACAATTCCGGGTCAGTCGACGGCGTATAAATTCCGATGCAAGCGGTATTCTGACACATGGGCAAAGGGCGATCACAAAGATATTTCTGCAACTTTAACCCGTGTATATGATTTGTAAGGGGATAACATGACAAATACGATTAACAGTGCAGTTCAGGAGTTTTCACCGGGTAAATTGGTCGAGCTTTTTGTAGTCGATTTAACCGTATTAGGCGGCGGTGTATCGCGTTGGGCTAATACCGCTTTTGCCGACAATGCAATCGTTTTCGATGGTGACACTTATACCCCGATGAAAATGGAAGTAGAAGGCTTTGAATGGAACGGCAGAGGCGCAATACCGACACCGCGTATTAGAATATTCCCGAATGATGGTATAAAAGCAGCTATGCTTGCTTATGGTGATTTAATCGGCGGCAAAATCACCCGCGTTAAAACATTTTCGCGTTTTCTTGATGGTCAGCCCGACGCAGACCCGTCGCAGCGCTTTCCTGATGAAGTTTATTATTTTGAGCAGAAAACTGCTTTCAATAAATCGGTGGTTGAATGGACTTTATCGTCAACGCTTGACCAAGAGGGCGTTATGCTGCCAAAAAGAATATTTTTAAAAGATATTTGCCAACTTGAATACCGCCGATACAACCCTGATACGTTAGCTTTTGAATATGTCGCAGAAATCGACGGCGGTTGCCCTTATAACGGCGTGAATTATTATGACGTAGACGGAAATAGTGTTACAATAGACCTAGACAAATGCGGCAAGCGTTTGAGTGAGTGTAAAAGGCGTTTTGGCGATTATGCAATTCTGCCTTTTTTGGGCTTTCCGGGCATTACCGCATTTAAACGATAATTCAGAAAGGTTCTAACATGTTCTACGAGCGGCAACCGAAAGATTTAAACGAAAAAGATTTAAAAAAAGCAATCGAACACGCTTTAAAAGAATTCCCGCGTGAGGCTTGCGGCGTGTTTACAAGGTCTTGCGGTTATATTGCGTGTAACAATATGGCAGTAAAACCAGAGCTTGATTTTGTAATGCAGGAATACAAGCAAATAGCCGCTAATGAGGGCGATGTTATCGCAATCTTTCACAGCCACCCTGACGGCACTAATCACCCATCAAAAGCCGATATGAAGGTGCAGATAACTACCGATTTACCGTGGGGTATTGCGGTTTTATCTGATAAGGGCGCGTTAACCGATTTGTTCTTTTGGGCTTCTGATAATATACCGGCATTAATTGGCCGCAAATACCGCTCGGGCTCTATGGATTGCTTCTCAATCATTCGCGACGCTTATAAGCTCTGGTATGGCATTGATTTGCCCGAATTTCCCCGCGATGAAGAATTTTGGAAGCATGGCGAAAACAAGTATATCGACGGCTTTGCAGAAGCAGGTTTTGAGATTATACCCGTCGAAAAGCTCATGCCCGGCGATGTCATTCTTGGAAACGTGCTAGGGCACGGTATCGTAAATCACGGCGCTGTTGTTCTCAATCATCGCGAATTGATTCACCATTTATCTGGTCAGCTTTCGCGTAGAGATAGCCTGTCGAAATGGTTCAGGCATTTGAATATATGTTTACGGCACAAAGCATTTGAAGCGAACGGCGGGCCGCCTAAGCCCCCGGAAATAGGTAATTGATATGGCAGTAAAACAAATCTATTTGCATGGTGTTCTTAAAAAGCAATTCGGCGAGGTTTATAATCTCGATGTTGCCACGCCGCTAGAGGCAGTCAGGGCGCTTTGCCACATGGTTAAAGGCTTTAAAGATGAATTTGCAAAACATTCTTACAGCGTTATTAAGGGCGCGTTAGAAAAGGGCTGGATTCTCGATGAGAATACTGTCGGCGTGCAGCTTACAAAAGATGAACTGCACTTTATACCCGTTGTAACCGGCTCAAAAAGCGGCGGTATCGGTAAAATTATTACCGGGATTGTGCTAATTGGTCTTGCTTTTACTGGTGTAGGCGCTGCCGCTGCGGGCTGGCTTGGCACAACTGTTACGGGCTTAAAAGTTATGGGCGCGGTGCTTGCACTTGGTGGTCTTGCACAAATGAACGCAAAAACACCAAAATACGCCATGTCTAGCATGGAGCCAGCCGAAACAAGAGCCTCTCACGTTTTTACCGGAGCGGTTAATACAACCGAACAAGGTAACGCAATCCCGCTCGTATATGGCCGTATCCGCATGGGTTCTCAAGTTGCCGCGCAAGGCATGGACACCGTAAACATTTAAGGAGCCGTTAAAATGCCAACCGAAGCCCCTAATACGCTGCGTTCACGCGCAAAGTATAAGATTGTAGACATCATATCAGAAGGCCCAATCAAGGGGCTTGTAAACGGCGCAAAAAGTATTTATCTCGATGATACGCCAGTTCAAAACGAAGATGGCACTTTTAACTTTCCGAATTTCGATGTTAGCCGCGACATGTCACCGATTCCTTATGTGCCGGTTACTGGCTCAAATTCGCCTGTTTACCCCGGCGTTTTCCCGCAATCGGAAAATACCGTTAGTGTTGGCGTTAAGGTTACGAAAGACAGCCCAGAGGGCGCAGGTAGTGGTGATGGTTCTGTAACTCGCACAATTACTGATGTAAATCTTGATTCTGTTCGCGTTACAATGCGAATTCCGGCGCTAACAAACACAAATACTACAACCGGCGATATAAACGGCGGGTCGATTTATTACCAAATTTATGTAAAACCAGATGGCGGCGTATTCTCACCTATTTCATCCGGCTCTCGCTGGACGTATCTATCTAGCCCGTCTTCCCAAACCTCAGATGGTGCTATAGGCATATCGTTAAGAACTCAAATAACGGGGTT